ACCTGAATGATGAGCCTTCCATCGAGACACCCTGCGGCAAGACAGTACACGCCAAGCACGCAGATGAATATATAACCAACACAGAGGAGAACTAATCATGAGAGCAACTAACGTACTGGGCAAGATACTCAACACTGCCCTCTCAACCAAGCGCCCACACGGGTCAAAGACTAACGTCAAGTTCACTGCGTGGTTGAAAGATAATTTGCCGTTTGATTTACAGAAGGGTTCTTTTTACGATGGCGCTGGCAACCTACACGTGGACAACAGAAGCAAAGCCACACACAAGACGCTATTCGTAGCACACGTGGATACTGTCCACCGCAACGAGGGCAAGAACAAGATCACCAAGACCAAGACACACTGGCGCGCTAAGGGTGACGTACTGGGTGCGGATGACGGCGCAGGTGTTGCGCTGCTGATGCATATGATCTGGGGTGGTGTGCGTGGGTACTACGTGTTTACTCAAGGAGAAGAACGCGGTGGTGTAGGCGCAAGGTATCTGGCGGAGAAACAGGAGAAGTTATTAAGCGAGTTTGATCGTGCCATTGCGTTTGATCGTAGGGGTATTGACTCAGTCATTACGCATCAGGGGTGGGGTAGGTGCTGCTCCGATACGTTCGGCTCTGCACTAGCTGACGCATTGATGGACGGCAACGACAACCTGATGATGTTGAACGATGACACCGGTGTGTATACGGATACCGCAGAGTTCATTGACATCATCCCCGAGTGCACCAACATCAGCGTAGGGTATGCGCGTGAGCACACGCAGGAGGAGAGCCTTGACCTTGTGTATTATCAGCACCTTGCTGCCGCTGTGCTGACCGTTGACTGGGATGCGTTGCCGGTTGACCGTGACCCTTCGGTGGTTGAGCCTGTGTCCTACGGCACAGGTTCATGGTGGCAAGAGTACAAGACGTACACCAAGTACGACCCTGCCAATGACGAGCCAGACTACAGACGCGAGGATGCTATCGATGCGGTGCTCGATGCGCAGTATGGTCACTACGATGGGTTAGCGCAGATGGTTGCGGAGTCTATCTGGCCTGACGATACAGGGCTGGCGCTACGGCACATGAACTTCAAGCAGTTACCACCAGCGTCACTTGACTGGGCGCTTGAGTGTCTTGAGCATGGCGAGGATGTGGACTTGATACTTGACTCGCTGTTCGATGAACTGCACTTTGCATGAGTGTGTAATGGGGTCACGTTGACCCCTTTTTTGAAAGGAGAAGTAAATGTATACAAAAGAAAAATGGCGCTTCAATGACAACACTCGGTGGGAATGGAAAACCAACCCGTACTCTGTTACGTGTAGAAAGCCCGGTCAACACTCAGTTACGATTGCAGCCATTAAAAACTGCCGTTCTATTCCAGACACAGAGAAACGTGCAAACGCTATGTTAATTTGCGCTGCACCTGATTTATTAAACGCTCTGGTTGACCTGTTAGATGTCTGCTACGACCTTGAAATAGACGACGAAACAGTCAAGGCCGTAGCCAACGCACGAGCAGCAATTACTAAAGCAAAAGGAGAATCAAAATGACTAACGAAGAAAAAAGATTCGACCGCAAAGAAGAGGCGCGGTTAGATGATATGTATGACTCACATTTTTTAGACGCAGAGGAGGAGCAAACAGCGCCATTAAAAACGCAGCAGGGCAAGTTCGAGGTGGTAGTTAAACCCGCAGACCATTTAGTTATCCGCGAGAGAGGTGCGCCATGACTTATGAAGACTTTGAAAAGTTTGTACGAGAGCAGTGCATGTACGAAACTATTTACGACGATAGCGATGGTCGCCGAATACTGGTGATGAGACTGCTGGATGCGTACGGTATGGTAAACAAAGCAGTAGCAGAGGAGCGCGAGGCGTGTGCGAAGGTGCTTGATGAGATGGCAGCGAAGGACAAGTTGACCAATTACTACACAGTGGCAGCGTTGGTTATCCGCGCAAGGGGGCAGGAATGAGCGGAGACCAAAACCAATACCAGCGTGACCAAGAGAATGTCAGCTATATGTACACCATGCCGCCACAGGAAATCCTTTCGCATACCCATCTGAGTTTTTACTTACCCCCGCCCACCGTCGGCTATTGGGTTGTTCCCAACGGTGATCCTATTGCTGGTTACACCAAATTCCCGACTTACTCTGTTCCCCGCTGGCATCACAGGTACTTTATGAATTTGATCTTCGGCTGGAAGTGGGAGGGCGCATGACTGAACTAGCTACCAGACTACGCAAGATGATGCCGCAATCTGTTTGCGCTGATGATCTGGATGAATGGGCATCTCACATAGAAATGCTTGAAAGCGATCCTTCCTTACATTTCTGTCACCGCTTTGCGATTTTGCTGGAATGTATGGTCAGCACAAATGCAGTTACCTTAGACTCATATTGGCAAGAAGTTCATGTGTTGCTCAATGAGTATCACGAAGCGCGTGATAAATGGATGGAAGCGCAAGGGCAACCGTATGTTTCAGGCTTTGGAAAGGATTGATATGAGTGGAGATCACAACATGAACCAATTTACATACGGCAAAGCCATCATTGGCGAAAAACACAATATTACCCAAAAGCAAGACATTGAGCACTACAAAAGCCAGATCGAGCGCCAATGTGTTGAGATGCAGTGCACGCTAGACTTGCTGAAAGCCACAGTTGAAACGCTACGGATGCGCCTCAAGCCAGTAATAGCAGATGCACCGATGCGTACAGCAGATCATGACTTGCCGCCAGTGGCTTCACCGCTTGGCTTGTCCATCAATCAATACCGACAGCAAACAACAGCCGTCATTGATGACCTTGCCCACATTATCGAAAGCCTTGAGATATGAACAATCAAAACGTAATCGCACTACCAGCATCAATAAACTACACACCAGAACAGGCGTTGCAGTCTGCTTTGAACGAGTCGCTTACTGATGTATTGATTATTGGGTACGACAATGAGGGTGAGTTAGTTATACGCTCATCGAAAATGAGTCGCATGGATGCTTTGTGGATGACAGAGAAGGCGAAAGAGTGGGCGTTGCGAGGTGGGTTATGAAACCTGTGGCGTGGATAAAGATACGCGAGTTGTCGTACATGAAAGCCGTAGCACAACACGGCAAAGACGACTGGCAAACTAATCTTGGTTTGAAACCTGAACCAGATGACGAGGGCTTATATACAGAGACGCAGGTGCAACGGATGATTGAGTTGCTTGAACGCTGCGAGAACGAGATGCGCTATGCCGGATGGACTAAGTACGAGTCTGACAACAGCGCAAGGAACGGCGTGTACGAACAGGTGAAGGAGTTTTTGAAATGAGAGAAAAACGGATGACTGTCACAAATAAAAGGCTGGTTGAGATATTGACCACGGCGATGGAGAAGCCTGAGATAGCAAACGCGCTGATACAGCGAGTGATAAACACACTGAATCGGCAGGGGGAGCGCGAATGGCAAGGGCTGACGGATGAGGAGATCAAAGAAATTATCGGGCCGTGGGGCGGGGCACCGATCAAAGGTTACACACGCGAGTTGATTGACAAGATCGAAGCCAAGCTAAAGGAGAAGAACAGTGCCTGACATAAAACTATACGACTACCAGCGAGAGCCGCATAACCCGCGAGTTCAGTGGACAGTTAGTTACGCGATGCCGGAACGCAAGGCAACCACGCTACATTGCAAAGCGCCGTGGGTTGATGACAACATACTCTGCTGTTACTACGACGATAAAGAGAATCTTATCGGAGTGCGGTTTGTTTATAAAAACGGGACGTACTTGGACTTGATAAAGGAGAAGAACACATGATCGACGCAAGAAAACTACAGTACTACACAACGTCCTACAAATTGCGCGGGTATGCCGAGGGATTGGACGAAGATAGGCATGAAGCGTTAGTTGCTATGCTGATGAAAGCAGCGATGCTGCTCGAAGAGGCGTGGGATGATTACCAATCCACATTACCACCAGACCAACGAGTAGGGAGTTAAACATGAAAGCATTTCCCAACATGACAAACCAACAGGGCATGGACCTGCGTGATTACTTTGCGACAGCAGCGTTGCCTGTGGCGTTCAATATGGTCAAAGAAGTACACGCTATCTACCACAAGGAGTATGAATGGAATTACGAAGACGATTGTGAACACATAGCAGACGTAGCGTATTGCTTTGCAGACGCAATGATGAAAGCAAGGGAGGAAAACCATGGATGACAATGACTGGGACGCTGATCTGCCTGTGACAATTTTCTGCATTGTAGGGCTTGTTGCTATTTTAGTTCTCGTGTTCATAGGTATCTTGTAGGCGAAGTATGTACTAACCTATTGACACTCTACCCGTAGTACTTTACCTTTAACTTTCCTTAACCCTATTCGGAGGGATCATGCACGACAAAACTTTAGACAATTTCGATCAACCACGCATCACGCCATACGACACAGGCAAGATCAAGATCGGCGTGTACTACGAACCACCACGCCCAGCGCAAGACGAAGATGAGATCGCGCTGCAAGACGCATTGCTTGGCGGCAAGTGGAGACCGGCAGCAACAGTTAAAACAAATTGGCAGATGGTTGCTTTGGCTTTAGGGGGCATCATCATTTATATACTTGGTGTTTCACTTATGCTGAGGTAATCATGCCCGACTTGACCACTGCATTACAAAGAGCAATTGAAAACAAACTACAACAGGAGAATCAAATGCAAACACGTACAACAACACCAGATAGCGTAAAACAAATCATTGACCAGTGGGCAAAAGACGACCCACGTGATGATGCAAGAACCGCGCTGCCCCACGCATTCAAGCCCACCAACAACGTCAGCCGTGAGACGTTCAATGCAGTGCGCGACAACCCACGGCTGCAATACAAAGACTTGTGCCGGATGCTGGCTAACCGTGGGTTCAACGAAGCCTCTATAGGCTCCCTGCTTACGCAGATGACGAACTGCGGGATGATAACGAGAGATGACATAGGGCGCTACACTGCACTGCAACCGGAGTACACACCGATCAAGGCAAGCAAGCGCGTCAAGCCAAAGAAAAAAGTCGCTGTACCTGCAACCAAGAAGAAAGCCGAGAAGGAAGGCATTGCCGCGCTGGACACGCAGGATGCTGTGACCAAGAAGCTGGTGGTCTTACAGAGACGCACAGAGCCAGCCCCTACCGCTACCCCGTTTGACCCAGAGCAACTACTATCAACACTTTCTTTCTCGCAGGTCATGGCGCTGTACAAACGCATCAAGGCTATGGTTGGAGAGGCATGATGCGCAACACACTAAAGGAGTTGGCCGACTATCTCGAAGACAATGCCCGCAGCGAGTTGGACAACGAAGCAGCCGCAGCCCTGCGCAAGTTCTCTGCACTGTTCAAGGTGGCGCATGAGATGGTGACAGCCAAGACGCATGAGCACAGCAAGGCCGCTTACTGCGAGATGATCGACTTGATAAAGGGGAAGACAGAATGAAAAACTTTGGGACAAGTTTAGGGGAGCAGCGTAAATATAACGCATCAAACCCACCACGCAAACCGTTGCGCACACTTAAAGAAATGGCTGCGGAGTTTGGCGTAACTAAGCAAACACTGATAGGTTACGTCAATCACTATGAAGGCCCGCGTCCAGTATTCGTATCAGGTTATTTTGAGCACAGCCGCAGCAAACGCACATGGTATGACCCAGAAAAAATGCGGGAATGGTGGGCAGGCGTACAGAAAGTTGTAGAAAAAAACAAAGTAATAAAAAGCGAGAGATTAAAAAATGAAAGTAAACCCACCCGTGCATTTTTAGCGCAACAGTGGCTACGTGAACACGGTTCTGCCACACAACGGCAGCTTATGGAAGCAGGGTTCATCAACATGACCGCCAGCACGTTACTAAAAATGATTGGGTTCGGTTCGTTAATAAAAGAAAAGCAAAACGGGCGCGTGACTTATACCGCCACAGACAAAGACTACTTAAAACTAAACGGGCGTAGTCATTACGATACCCCAGCACAAACAAAAGGAGAAACAAGTGAGTGAGAAATTAGCGGTAGCGTTTTATATGTGCGTGGCGTTGTTCTCGGTCTACTGGGGATACGCTGCGCTAAACCAACCTGTGAAACTCCCCTGTGGTGTGTCGGAGATCAGCCCAGACTTTGACCACAATCAGCGGGAGCAGTGCAGACAAACGAGAGGACATAAATTATGAAAACCGGAGTCAAGTACGACACAAACAAAGTGCGCTGGTCTCTTGTGCCGGAGGGTGTGATGGAGGAATATATCAAGGTGTTGGAATACGGCGCAGTTAAGTACGCGCCAAACAACTGGAAGCACGTACCCCAAGCGACAACACGGTATTACGACGCTGCCATGCGACATATGGATGCTTGGTGGCGTGGGGAGATGGATGACCCAGAGACAGGGATGCCGCACTTGGCTCACGCTATGTGTTGCATTACATTTTTAATGTGGCTTGAAGCTGAAGCCAACAAGGAGTTTTAATGAAGTGTCCAGCTTGTGACAGCACAAAAATTCACACCTACGACACACGGCGCGTCGAGGACAAGGTAGTGCGAAAGCGTAAATGCACAAACTGTAATGAACGCTTCTATACGCTTGAGCAGTACATGTCCGAAGATGAGTTAGAAGAAGTCCAAGAACTACGAAGAAAGCAAACACTCGATGACCTTAGAGGCGAAAGTCAAAGCGAAGGTGAGGAAGCTGCTTGATGAGCTTTACATCTATTATTTTTTCCCTGCTACGCATGGCTACGGCAGGTCTGGAGTGCCAGATATTGTTGGGTGCTTCATGGGTCTGTTCGTAGCCATCGAATGCAAGGCAGGTAAAGGAGTGCTTACCGTACTACAAGAAAGAGAAATAGAAAAAATAATTAAAGCTGGCGGCTTTACATTCGTTGCCCGCGAAGACAACGTGGAAGAACTAAGGAGGTTACTGTTATGTCTGATCCAAGAGCTTTTGCCAAACGATTAGAAGAAATGGCGGAGGAAGATAAAGAACACTTCCGCAATGTAATTGAGTTACTGTCGCGTTGCTACGGCAAGAATGCAGCGCAGGGAGTGGTGATTATTTCGCTGCCAAATAGTCCCGTGAATGAAGTCATATCGCTGAACGCAACAGATATGGAGACGCACAATTTAATTAAATCAATAGAAGATTATTTTGTGTTTATAAACACACTAGATGCACCACCAAAGGAGAAATTCAATTGAATACGAAAGCCTTTCCAACATTAGCAGACAACGGCCATTCACAAAACCAAGACGGCATGGACTTGCGTGATTACTTTGCAGCCAAGGCAATGCAAGCCATGATTCAAAATAGTGCGTTGCTTAAAACCACCTCTGACAACCAAGAGCCTAGTTTTTTTGAGAGCTACGACTTTGAATACGCCATTGTTTGTGGAGTCAATTCAGAAATTGATCTTGGAAGTGATGAGCACGGAACTAGATACACATGGGCGCAGTACTACGCTGAAGAGTCCTACTGTATAGCCGATGCAATGATGAAAGCAAGGGAGATCAAGTGAGTAAACCATACGAACCCTGTGGTATATTGTTGATTTTCCACTATATTGGGGAATCAAATGAAAAAACCAGCAGGTGAAGTACGTTTAGTCGATGGCAAACGGCAAGCCACGCCGGAGTATCGGTCGTGGCAAATGATGAAAAACCGCTGCCATAACCCGAAAGCAAGAGACTACGCGTATTACGGCGGTCGTGGTATTAGCGTGTGTAAAAAATGGCGGGAGTCGTTTGCTGCTTTCTTGCAAAACATGGGGCGCAGGCCGTCCGACAAGCACACGCTAGACCGCATAAACACAAACAAGAACTACACGCCATCAAACTGCCGTTGGGCAACACGCGAAACTCAGGCACGTAACCGACCATACGCCAGCACAAAGAGCTGGCTACTTGCGGGTATGTTGGGGATTAAAACCTCGACGGCAGCACACATGATTAACCAAGTACGCGCTAAAGATAGAGGCAACCTTCGTTGGTTTGAGTTGTCGTCTGAGCGTGAGCAAATCGTTCGTAATTTTTTGAAAGGCAAAAATGACTAAGCCGTATGAGCGTCTTATTGTTTTGGATGTAGAGTCGGCATGGGGGAGAGGTGTCAAGC